TCGGTTTATTTAAGTAGCCTAAAAGGCCCGCCTACTCGCCACATACAGGATAGTTTAAAATAGGTAAAACATTACTATTGTTTGAGCACGAGCACTCAAGTAGCGCTTACGAGTGTGAGAGGCAAGATAGTAAAGATGCAGGTTCGAGGCCTGCTCCTGACTCTAAAATACGTTACAAAGTTATTTGTAATGTGATAATATAATTGAATATAAATTATGAATATGAATGAATACTTAAACCAACGAATTGTACAAATGTTTGTATCTAAAATATACCGACACCGTACAACAATAGCTAACCAGTTTGCTATACGCAACAACTCTACCTATCCAGAATTATCGCGTCAAATTATTGAAAAAGAAATACGTGACTTAAAAGTTTGGCGTCACTTACTTACATTACTCGACGATAAAATTAAATGGCAAATACAACAAGAACTAGATAACTTTAAAATTAAATAATATGACTACATTACAAAAATTTCAAGAAGAAGCAAACATTAACTTTGTAGAATACAACGGCGATATTGAAATCGGTACAATAGGAACAGCTGACGGCTATGACTTATATTATGTTGCGGCCGACGTGCAAAGATTAAACTTCGAAAGCGAAGTATTTTACTATCAACCAGATTTTGATACACTTATGAATGCTATTGACGATTTACGATATGCAGGTGAAGTAGTAAACGTTGCATGTTTTGATGTTGATGATTACTTCGATGAATACTATATGCTCGACTACCTCGAGTCTAATATGGATGAAGATGAATTTGAAAAATTTACAGAAAGCAATGGGTAAATTAAAAATATTGTATAAAGGCAAATGGCAAGAGTACTTAATTAATACCGAGGTCGATGAACATGTAATGATGAAAGCGATCGAAGATATACTTAAGTACTTCCCTAAAGACGCACAAATAGAATTTGATGAATTATATTAATA